GTACGTCCATATAACTTACTGGAATCAAAATAAACTGTGTTAGCTTTTGTCCTGGTTTAATAGTCGTATGAGATCTTCCTACATTGATTAGATGCAGATGAATTTCTCCTTCGTAGTCTTCGTCTACTACGCAAGCACCTACTGATAAATTTTGTTTTGTCGCAACTCCTGATTTGTTAAACGCGATTAATGCATAACCTGATGGGACGTGCGCTCTAATACCTGAAGGAATTAAAACTGATTCTCCTGTGTGGATAGTCGTTTCTTGAAAATCTTCTGGTACGTAGAAGTCGATACCTGCTGAAAGGTTAGTTCCTCTACTTGGTGTTTTTACGTTTCTTGTCTTCTGAATGTTCATTCTGTGCATTGTTTTGAAAGTCATTTAGTGATGCAATGTATGCAACTAAATCTAAATAATTGTCTTCTTTGTAATTATAAGATGCTCTTGATAACTTTAGGGCCATCATACAGTTATACATGTCAACTGTAGTGATTTCCTTTCTTGATAATAGAGACGCAATCTTGGCAGCTTCTTGCATGCCTTCTTGAAAAGGACCGTAAAGTCGCTCTTTTTCTTCGTTTCTTTCGAATACGATTTCGTTTGCTTTTAATAGTATATTCATGTAGTAAATATAATTGATCTATTTGAGATATTAAAATCCACGTTCTAAGTCTCTCATATCTCCCCAAACTCTTTGGGAATCAATGGCTTTCATATCGATATCCACCACTCTTTTTTCTATTTGAGCATCGGCACCAACGTTTATAAAATAAGCACCTGGTTTTCCCTTTGTTTTAAATGCTTCGAACGCTTTTGCATCGTAAGTAGCCGTGGTAGGAAATGGAGGTAATTGATCTGGTCTTACTGGTTTTAAAAATGGTATAGTTGCGCTTTCTATAATTGCTCTACCGATTTCACCTTTCTTTAAATTTCTCGCAACAGCAATACCGTAAGCTGCAGCGTTTGGCCAACCGATTTGTAAACCTCTAGTCATAGTGCCTGTTGATACTGCGCACCAAAATTCTGGTGGCTCAGGTAAACTATTTGCAAAATTGACAATTCCTGCTGTTACGCCTGGCATACCTGATAATCCGAAAGTTAGGTACTGCGCTCCGTACTTCTCTGCCCACTTCTTTGCATAAATGTTAATAGTTGGCATCGCAGGAGTTTTAACGAATCTTAAGTCAGCTCCATACGCTTTTACGACTGCTTGGTGTTTTGATACCTCTTTAGAAGCTGGTGCAAAGAACACCGATTTCTTACCGTACAGCTGTGCTAAATTAGCGATTGCTTCTGGAGCGTGACCGACTCTTGGAGCTACATAAACGAAAGTATCTTTAGGACACTCAGCAATTACCTTCTCTGCGGCAAATGCTTTGAATCCTGCTAAAGATAGATCGCATCTGATAATAAATTTATCTTCGAATGGCTCAACAACTACTTTAGGCATTTTCGATACAAAATCAGTACCGTACATGTCTAAATAATATTGTTTCGCTTGTTCAACTGTCATCCCGGCTGGGATGTCTTTGTTGGACCTATCTTCTGTTACTTCATATTGCATAACTTTTTTTTATTTATTTTTTTCTTTCTTCTGAAGTTCCTTACTTAAGTTGCTAATAGGAATAGGTGTTCCTACAGGGTAAGGGAATCCTTCTTTAGCGGCTGTTACAGATGTCATTCCTGATTCAACTGGAACTGCTTTACGTAATGGAACCGCTGCTTCGTTAAGTGGTCCGTATACTTTTGCTAATACAATACCAGAAGCTGTTGTATCAAAGATAATACCAGGCATTGCGAACATGTTACTTTCACTTGTGCTTGGAGAATCTAAGTTGATAGTGAACATACGATTTACAGGTGGCAATAATACCCATTCTTTAGTTGATGGATCGAATTGAGGTACTGTAGTTGTTGAATCGTAATACCAAAAGAAAGACCATACTGTTTTATCAGTTCCATCAGGAGTTTGTGGGTTTTCGCCTACATTGAATTTGCCATAAGTTCCGCTAACGCCTTGCATTGCTAAATTAGAAAGAGATGGTCCTGTTAATACTGGACATATAGCACAACCTTCGTTATACTCTACGCCTTGAACGATAATCGTTTTTCCAGTAGGAACTGCTGCTGATGCACCGCAAAAAGCAAATGAGCCTTGATGAATTGCTACTACTTCGCCTACTTTAACTTCTTGATCCGCTTCATTTTGTGTGTTACAGCTGAATAATACTGTTAGTAGACTGACTACTATGAGTGACATTTTTTTCATGTTTGTTGTTTATATTAATTATTTTGTTATTTGTGTGAGATACGGATAGTATTTTGGTCTTAAATGCACAGACTGCTTCATTTCTAATATATCGAGCATCTTAGTACCGTCTGCGTCGATCCACTCTGATGGCCATTGAATTACTTCTAATCCTGAATTGTTGATAATCTCGTTAGCTATTTCTCTTAGTTGCATTCTTTCTTCTCTTGTACCAAAGAACGGTTGTTTCTTGTACAAACCAGTTCCAGGAATTTTTCTTGATTCGTGTTCTACTGGTAACAATTCAACTAACGTTGCTTTGTTTAATTCTCTTGCAAATTTTACATATCTGTTAAATAGATCTGCGGTTGCTTGTTGAGGATTTTCTTGTCTCATTAAATGGAAACGTAAATCTATATTACCAAAATACAAAGTAGTTTCGTCAAATCTATTGTTGATCTGTTCTACGCTTTCTCTTCTCAAGAATCCGTGTAAAGTTCTACCAGCAGTAAAATCCAAGGTGTGTCCAGGTTTCCACACTGATAAAGCATGAGAATCTCCGATAACTGCTTTTCTACTTACTAAACCGTGAGCTAAAAAAGTGTTGTACCAAGAAATGCTATTTGTTTCTGGAAATGTACCTTCTATTTTTAGTCGCTGATTGAATTTATTGAAATCGAATAAACTATTAGAGTACCTTAACTCTCCTTTAAATTGTGCAATAGCTTTCATTTTTTCCGTATGAAGTGGTTGAGGTCCACCAGGAACATTAAAAGAACCTGCTACGAAATTAACTCCTTCACAGATATAAAGCAGATCATAATTCCCCCACATTGATGGTGGAGGATTTACATCTACAGTATCGTGAGGATGGTTGTCCCATAACATTTTTGTTTGGATGAGTCCGTATCCACCTCCTTGACTATTCAAAGTAGCGCCGACATTTCCCATCATTGATACCAGTCCTACTAACATAACTTATTGTTTTATTTTATTAAATATAATAATTTTTTGACTTCTTATAAAATATATCTTTTAAGTTGCATAAAAAAGCCCTCGTAATTGAGGGCTATTTCACTTATATCTTATTTAATCTTTCCCTATACCACATTGCGCCTTCAATAAAGTGTGCCATGGGCGATTCTTCTTTATTAATGGTATCTTCATATTGAATAGCGGCGTCTCTAATTTCTTCGTCAGATATATCGATCTGTTTATTTTTATTTATCACTCCGGCTATCTTCTGTAGTTTTTCTACTTCGTTGAGTTGTATTTTCATATCAATAAATATCGTAAAAAAGCCCTCCTAAGAGGGCTCTTTATTTTATTACATTCCCATACCCATCATTGGGTCTTGAGTTTTTTCTTCTTTGTCTTTCTTTTCGAATACAACTGATTCAGTAGTTAAAATTGTGCCTGCTACTGAAGCCGCATTTCTAAGTGCGGTGATAACCACTTTCGTAGGATCAATAATACCGGCTTCTAAAGCATTAACAATCTTGTGATTCTTTGCATCGTATACATCGCCTTCGTCAGGAATTTTTGTGTACCAATCTTGAACTCCCGCATTTTCTAAGATTTTCTTGAATGGACTTTGAATCGCTTTCTGAACAATTCCATAAGCAATAGCGTCGTGGATAGACTCTTCTGCATGGTGTTGAATAGAAGCTTGGAATAAAGCTGAACCTCCGCCTGGTACGATACCTTCTGCTAACGCTGCTTTGGTTGCATATAATGCATCTTCAACTCTATCTTTCTTTTCTCTAATTTCAATATCTGAATTACCGCCAACGTTGATGATTGCAACTCCACCTACTAATTTGCCCAATCTCTCTTGTAGCTTCTCTTTCTCGTAGAACGAAGTAGACTTTTCGATTTGCTCTTTGATCTCTTCTGCTCTTGCTTCAATTACAGTTTCAACGCCTTTACCATCGATGATAGTAGTTTCGTCTTTAGTTACCGTAACCAATCTAGCTCTACCTAAGAACTCGTTGATTTGAGCGCCAGTTAATTTATCTAACTTGTGGCCTTTGTCTTTAGAAGCGACTGCGCCACCTGTTAGGATTGCAATATCTTCTAAGATCAGCGTTTTTCTCTCTGCGAAGTCTGGTGCTTTAACTGCACAAACTTGAACGATACCTCTCATCTTGTTTACAATTAAAGTAGCTAATGCTTCTTCTCCGATGTCTTCTGCAATAATTAACAATGGCTTATTTTCTGAATTTGCTTTTGTTAAAACTTGCAATAACTCTTGTGCTGAAGAGATTCTACCGTCGTATAAGAAAATGTAAGGATCTTCTAATACGGCTTGCATTGTTGTATTGTTGGTAACGAAATAGGGAGATTTGTAACCTCTATCAAATTGCATACCTTCAACAACTTCTAAACTAGTTTCTCCAGTTTTTGATTCTTCGATTGTAATTACTCCTTCGCGACCTACTTTTTCTACTGCAGATGCAATTAGGTTACCAACTTCTGAATCGTTATTACCAGAAATAGTAGCTACTTGTTTTACTTGCTCTTCTGAATCGATATCAATAGATATTTTCTTAATGTATTCGATAACCTGTTTAACTGTTTTATCGATTGAGTTTTTAATCTCTACCGCGTTAGAGCCTTGACGAATTTCTTTTAATCCTTCTCTAACCATTTCTGTCGCCAATAAAGTAGAAGTAGTTGTACCGTCTCCAGCTTCGATAGCCGATTTAATACTAACTTGTTTTACTAATTGAGC